GCAAACAGTAGTAGTACAGCCCCCGTGAGGGCTAGCACAAACCTACTTGTTGGCTTTACCGAACGCCGCTGCAACTTCTTCTTTAGTGAGGACCCCATCCTCTGACCATGAACGAAGCAAAGATTCAGTTACCTTAGACGCGCTTACTACACCTGCAATAGCGGCTGACTTCCATAGTTCTACACCAAATATTGCGCCACCGGCTACGGCTGCTAATGCTGATGAGCCGAATACTCCGGCTACTCGAAGAACGATTGTTTGTAATTTGACCATGATGTTTCCTTTAGTAGTCGTGTTTGATGATGTAGTTAAGGGTTATGTACGGTTGCAAGTTTGTGTGCGCTGATGCTGCGTTGGCTGCGGTGTTGTTTACGTTAGTCATTGTGACGGAACCAGCAGGGGTGATGCTGTGGTTGTGGTTGCCTAAAGTTGAATCGCTAGTGAACGTGTGTTGGTGGTCACTCACCGTGTTCATGATGCTTACGTCGGCTGTGTAGTTTTGTGTACTCGCACCTGCTGCTACACGGTCTGCAATGCTATGACCGTGAGTACCGCTAGGGGCTTGCGAATACTGGATTGTATGGGTGTGGCTACCAGCACCAGCGGTTGTGCCTGTGTGGGTGTGAGCCAGGTTGGTGTCACTCACATTGGCTGAAGTTCCAGCAAACGATGCGGTGTTCGCATGGGCGTGGGCAGGCAAACCTGATTGCGCCGAGGTCAACGTGACAGTTTTGTCACCACCAGTTTCGAACAGCGTGTCAAATTCTGTTTCGGCAGAGTTGAGTCCGACAACAACTTTGCCTTTCATGTTTGGTGTCGTAGCACCAACAAGGGCAATCAGTTCTGTGTAGCCTGTAGTGGCAGTACCGTCACATAACAACCATCCTGTAGGGGCTGTAGCACCACCGTAAGCAGAGATGGTTCCGACAGGGCAAAGAAGTTTCAGTAACGCTGTAGCCACATCTGATTGTTCTACCGCACCAGCAGCAATCTTGGCGGTTGTAATAGCACTATCAGCAATACCTGCTGTAGCTACCTGACCCCATTTGAAACCGTTGGTGGCTGTCGAATCAACTTGCAGCACATGGGTGTTGGTTGCACCTACCGCTAAACGGTTGATAGTGCTACCGTCTGTGGCAATAAGGTCGCCTTTGGTGGTCATGGCGGAAGCTACTTGGTTGGCTTCGTCGGCTTCGCTTGCTGTGAACACGGGGTAGATGACTGCACCCGAAGAATGGGCTACGTCGGTAGTGTTGTCTTGACCGCGCACAACAGTCAAAGTCAATGTTGAGATGGCGGTTACCCGCATTTTTTCTTCTGAAGCAGTACCAGGGTCAACAACAACAAAGAACGGGAAACTTGTGGGCCAACCCGTTTTGGCTGCAATGTTAAAACTGGTCGCAGCAACAGCCGCATTAGAAGTTAAAGATGATTGTACACCGTTTCCGGTATATCCTTTTCGTACTGGTAATGCCATTGTTTGCTCCTAGTTTTCTACACTTCTCATAGTAACAGTTGCCGTACCTTCCCATTCCCAAGTGTTCCCGTAGGAATCTAGGGGTGTCCATTCGACATCTTCCACAATAACGGAATGGTTGCTAGTCCCTATTTGGAGGGTGATGATGGAAGGGCTAGAAATCAGGTTGTCTAAAGCATCCGTTTCATCTTGAACATCCAAGTAATAGTCTTTGCCTTTAACGTTCAGTTTGTGGTGCAACAAGACGGGGACGACGAACACTTGTGAACGGAACGGGGCAGCGTACGCACGTGCCATCCAGCGGGTGAACACGGGTCCTTCGGTGACTGTCGCCCCGCGTGTCAACGTGAATTTGATGGCAGCTTCAATAGTTTTGGTGTCTGACCCCTCGAAAGTGTATTCGGTTTGGTTAGCCGAATCCCAAGTGCCAAGAGAACTGTATCCAGCGTTGTCGGTGGACAGGTATGCAGCAATAGAACCTTTTAATGGTTCGCTACGGGCATCAACTTTGGCGACAAACTTGCGGTCAGGTATACCCCAACGCCATGTACCGCCCTCGATAGTGCCTGAAGCTACAAGACTCGCAGTGTTCTCATACACAACCCCGACAGCGTTGATAGAAAACACTCGTTTAGAATCAAACGTCACGACGCTTTGCACAGCACCCGTGTTGGTGTACATGAGGTCTGTAGCGAAAGCAGGAGTGTTTGTTCCCGTGCTGATAGACAAATCTAAACGACCCAAACCGCTTGACACACCGTCATAGTTTGTCCAGGTGAACCATACGAAACGTCCGTCACCAGTGAAATCGTTTACTGCACCTGATGTTGGGATGACCGAACCGAGAAGCAGGTTGCCTGAACCGTCCGTGGTGGCCATACGGACACCTTTGTTTGTGCCAATAAAAATGAACCCAAGATACGAGTCGATGCTTGAAACTATTTCGCCGTAAGGTAGTTGTGCTGCTACAGAACAGTCATCTAAAGAACTTGCGTCAGCTTTCAATGTTGTTTTGTAGATGAGGCTTACATCGCCAGCAAAACCTGCAATATAGATGAAGCCGTTACCGCCTGCACTACCGACGAAACGCATAGCAGAGTTGCGGTTGGTGTGGAATGTTGTACCACCACCCGAACTGCTTACATCCATGACAATGTTTGTATGCGTACCGATGATACGTCCGTTGGCGTAAGCCAAAGAAGTGAATGTGTGCGAACCTGTGGTGTGCGAAGAAATGCTTGTGCCAGAACTATCGTGGATATGAACACTATCTGTGGCGTAGCCAATAAAAACTCTTGTACCGTCAGAACATAACGCCACAATGTCTTTAGCCTGTGCGCCAGTAGTAATAGTTGTCCAGTTGCCGGACACCGTGGTGGTGCGTTTCAAAGATTGTCCGTCAGCAACATAAATGTAACCGCCAGCAACACACATCAACTGTTTAGTGGCAGTAGTCGGCGCACCCGAACCAACGTTCAACGCCGTATCATTCAACAGAGACACTTGGCCTTTAACCCACGGGTTGATACCTTTAGACTTATAAAACTGGTAGTCAACAGAACCGGCGGTGTCAGCGTACTGTTGTCCTGCACCGAAATGCCATGAATCCTGCCCGCGTCGCCACAACCCACCAGGGTTAATAGCTGCTTCACCAGGGGCAGTCGAAGTGTCTTGAGAGTCACGTACACGTTGCTCATATCCACGAGCAAACTTTCCTGACTTTTGGTCAACCATATATGGTCTACCGTTGATAGCTACAGGAAACGTTGATGGTACGAGAGTTGTTGAACCTGTACCCGAAAAGTATGCGGGTGTACCAACAAAAGGTATTGTTAAAAAGAGCGACGGTGCGGTCACTGTTTAGTTCCGTTGCAGAAACGTAGGGTACTGGCGAGTCAGCTTGGCTGCTTCGGCTATGATGCGGTCCCTTCGCATACGCAACAAGTTCGTAATACTGCCACCAACGGCTCCTGCACCGACTTCTTCGGAGCGGCGTGTGTCACCTTGCGATTCGGTAAAGTTGCGTTTCACTTCACGTGGAGCGACAAGCCTGATTTCTGCACCGATAATCAGAATGTCCTCAGCTGAAAGAGGATAGCCAGCGATGGTTTGCAGGTCGTCTGTCTCAGCGGTGATACGGGTGAAAGGTGCTTTATATGAGATGCGGATTTCTGATGCAGGGATACCCGAATCAATTTGGAGTGCCATGCCGGAACCGAAATCTTTGGTTGGCATATCGCGCATAAGTTTCACGTTGTTCACGGTTTTGTAGTCGGATGCGATGTAGCGGTAACGGACTTCTAGCAGGTCGATAACGTCGCTGATGGCAGGCAGGTTGACCTGGCGGTTGGACGGGTTGTATGTCATGTCCAAGGTTTTGACACGGAACAGGCCGTTCATTGGGGATGACAGGTCGGACAGTTCGTCGTTGATTGCTTCAATAATGTTGCTACGAGGAAACCGTGGGTTGGCTGTAATGATGCTGTTTACTGCTTGTGCTGAGGCGACAGTACCGTTGAAGGCTCGTTCTACTGTCAGGGTTTTGGTGGATTCTACGGTTGCCCAAACATACATTTGTTCTGAACCAATCTCGATGACGGTTCCTGAACGTATCCCACCCAACTCGTAGGTCAACACGACGCTTGTAGCTGTGGCTGTTAAAGCTGAGGCTAATTTGTTGCGTTCCTCTACCACTCCTGATAGGAGTTGGCGTTGGGTTCGGTTGATGATTTGGGCGACTGTAGACATTTATTTCTTTCGAGCGGCTCTCATATTGTCAACAAGGTTTGGGTATGGCCTTCCTGCTGCTTTAGCCATTGCTTTAGCAGAAGATTTGGCTTTGGGTGAAAGTTTTTTAGAAACCTTTTTAGGGTTCGGTTTGTCCCATACTTGCTTCTTGGATGACATCATTTCTTTTTCTTGGCAACTTTTTTCATTGGCATGCCAGTTTTTTTAGCCATCTTTTTTGCAGCCATTTTTCCGGCAGCTGTGTATGGGAACTCTTTTTTTCCGACCATTGGCATATTGTTCTCCTTTATAGGGTGTGCTTGCATATTAGCACGAGAACATTATCTCAATATCTTCCACGTACTTGCGGTGGATTTGGGGGACAAGTTCTTGTATCAAGGCGTTTTGTTGGCGTTGCGCGGTGTGCGGGCCGATGTGCTGTAGATATAGCAGCTTGTCGATGTGAACGCTTTTGGTCCACAGGGCTGACCGGACTATCAGGTCGTAGTCGTCGGCAACACGGAGGGTGGCATCGTGTCCACCGAGTTTGCGGTACGTTTCTCTACGCCAGCATCGGACATGGTTGGGGACAGACACAATATGGCTGAGGGTGGTGCGGTTTAACGGTGGGGCTATCATTTCCCACACGTTGTACTGAGTGTTCCAACGTTCCGACCCAAACCCGAACGCCCAACCTTCAGGGTATTTACCGCTAGTGCCGTCAT